ACCAATCGCATCAAAGCTACTTGTTTCAGCAATCGTGGATGATGCAGAGAATGTTGCTCTACCAGTCGCATCAAAGTCTGAAGTTGCTGGTATAGTGGAAACACCAACTGCGGTAATAAATCCTTGTGAGTCAAAGTCTGATACTGCACTTATAGTTGCAGTTGCTCTATCAATTTGTGTGCCTTGTGCAGTAAAGCCTGATACTGCTGAGATAGTAGCAGTAGCTACATCAATCTGAGTACCAACAACAGTAAATCCGCTTGATGCAGATATGGTAGCTGCACCACCAATGACTTGTGTAAGTATACCAGAAGCACTTGAAACAGCACTTATGGTTGCATCAGCTTGAAATGCAAGGTCGTTATATTTTGACCTTGAATAATAGCCTTGGTTATAGCCTATCGTGGCCATGATCTTAAGCTAAAGTTATGTCTAAATCACCAGTATTAAATCTAAATACATCACCTGTACTTACAACTTTAGATGTATCTAAGTTAGCGTATGCTAATAGATTACCACCTGATGAAGCATCAAAGACACCAACAGCAACAACTGTTCCATAGTCTGCTGTAGCAGTTGGATATTCAATAGCTGCTGAGTTGCTTGCGGTAGTTGGGTTGGTTCCTGAAACAGTAAATGCTGCGGTTTGTCTTGCATAAGCACCACCAGAAACTTCTGTACCACCACCTGTATCTGTAGGTGCTACTGTGTATAAAGCAACATAAAGTGTTGTTGGTGCTGTATAAGCAGTTCCACCAAATACATGGTCTAACACTTTATCTTCTAAATAATCGCTAAATCCTGCCATATTATCTCCTAATTATTTTTCCAAACATAAGTATTTTTGCCTGCTTTGCCATAAGTTCTTCGTCTTTGCATTAACGAGCCTTTACCAAATTCAGCCTTTTCTTGTTCTAATCGCATCTCTTCTAAGGCTTTTTCAAATTGCTGTGTAAATAAAGCAACCCTATCATCTTCCATTAGATATATAGATGCGTGTTTTAAAGCACCATATAAGTATGCATCTGGGTATGAGTTCGAAATAAAGTTACTTGTATTCGAATCACTCAAAGCATCAATAGTGCCATAGTATGTTAATTGTAGCGTATAACTTGTATCTGGGGTAGGTGCTAATTCAATAGTATTATCAACCAAAGCATAATAAACAGGTTGACTGCTTACATTATCTACAGACTTTCTATATATATCTAATGACTCTATAGATTGTTGCATTAGCGGTGTGAAATTATTACCATCAAGTTGTACGTTTATGGCTTCTAACCAATCAGTTGGTAATGATAAATATTGGCTATCTGCTGTTGCAGTAGCTCTTTTAATCATATCTTTAACTCTTAATCTTCTATTAAACTCTGCTTCTGTAGCATCAATAAAAAAGTCTAATTGACTTGTTAAGTCTGATCTATTTAAAAAGTTAGCGATATTAGTTTTTAATTCTGCGTATGTCATATTCTACCTTTCCATGTTCGGAAAACTTTGTTATCTGAATGGTTTAACCACTCTCTCCATTTTTTAGTATCTTTAGCCCAACCTTCTCTACAGGCTTTTTGATATACAACCATTGGTACTTCAGCAACGTGTCTGAAGTCTTTGCCTGGTCGCATTTCAGATAGAGCTTTACAATGCTCAATAACAGGTGCTACGTCTTGGGTGGTGTGATAGATAACTTTATCATCCTCAGTAGCAAACTCATGTTTATAACCTTTTTTATAATCTATGATTGTTCTTTTAGCCATGAGGTAATTCTACCACAAAAAAAAGGGTTCAGACCAAAGCCTAAACCCTTTAATAGTATTACAACTTATGATGTTGTTAAGTCAGCAACAATACCATGAGCAGCTTCGTTAGATACTTCTAAACCATACTCAGCCACAATCATTTTTGTTTCTGCATCACCTATAGTCGCTATATCAATTGTTTCAAAGTTTCTTAAGTAAGATACTTTTGCAAACTCTGGATCTACTAATAATAGTGATCTTTCTCTTGATCTGTTTGATGGAACGATTTTTAGTTCACCAAAGTCAGATGAGTAGATAGCTACTGAAGCCTCTACTGTGTTTGCGTCAACAAATTGTCTAGCTTGTGATCTACCTGTGAAACCAGAAATTTTTTGCTTATTAACTGGTCCGCAAATAGCTAAGTTAGGCTCTGCACCATTTGTAAACATAAGCTCAAGAACATCTTTTAATAGATCTTCTGTTAAAGCTCTTTGTGTACCGTCAGTTGGAGCTGCACCACTACCAGTTGAAGCACCGCCAGTTCCTCTTGAATCATTAGATGTAATCCATGATTCGAAACCACCAGTTACCCTAGCTGTTGTAGCATCACCAGTTGTTTTAGCACCTTTTTGACATAGAGCTTCTTCCATATCTCTTTTAAGTGCTTTAGCCATAATAGCTAATTGGTGAGCCATTTCTGATTTCTTACCTGCTGCATCTGAAGCTTCTTGTGAGCCTGTTACAGTTGCATCTCTGTAAGATATTTGACATACATTACTAGCTCTTGTAGTAGATGTTGATGCAGCCCTTGAAAGTTCAAAACCTTCTAGCTGACCAGCACCACTTGGAGTTGGTAATGATTCTGTTTGCCAATCAAAGACAACATTTTTTACGTTTCTTGTTCCGATTGATGACATAAATGGTGTCTGCATTGGAGAGATGTTGTAAATAATATTACTTAAATCTTCTCTGTCAGCAGTAGCAGTATATGTATCAAAAGCATTAGTGACCTTCGCCATAATAATTCTCCTAAATTAATTGTTCAAATACTTTAGCCGCATCTGAGGTTTTCCCAGTTTTAGCCAACCTTTGTTTTGCTCTTTTCACAGGAGTTATCGATTTTTTCTTATTGACTGTTCCAGGCCTTGCAACTCTAGCCGGAGCTTTTTGTGTTGGTTTCTTTTTCACGGTTTCGGCAATCTTGTCGTTTAACCATGCTTTTCGTAAACCAAGCAAAGCTCGGTAGTCATACACAGAATCAACTTCTTGTTGTGTATATTCAAGAGTATTAATTGCATAATCTCTAATAGCAGCTTTTTCTTTATTAGCTACCTCTGGATTTTGCCATTCTGGGATTAGTTCAAGAAGTCTTTGCTGTCCAATTTCAACTAAATTTTCAATTTGTTTTTGCTGTTCTATAAAAGCTTCTTCTTGAAGCCTTCGCTGTTCAGCTTGTATAGCTTGAGCCTTCTCTTTCTTTTCATCCCAAAGTTGTTTTTCTCTTACATAACCAACAGGATCATCTTCGTATAATCTGTTCCAATCTGGTTCGTTAGCCAATTCACCCTTTAACTGGGCTTCCATCTTCGGCAACAACTGCGAATAAATCGCATCTCTTTGCGCTAACTCTGCTTGCTGCTGCTCAATAGTTTTTCGCTGTTGAGAGAGTTCTTGAGTTTTACGCGTATAATCTTGCTGACGAGAATATCCGTTGATAAGTTCCTCTTGCGTGACCTCTATATCTTGACCATCTACTTTTACAGTAAATGTTAAAGGTTGCTCGATTTCCTCTTCAACATCGGTTTGTTCTTCATCGCTTTCTTCGTATTCATCTAGTTCGGCAGCAATCTCATCATCTATATCATCAGAGATTTCTTCCTCACCTTCCGTATACTCTTCTTCTACCACTTCCTGTTCTGCGACTGTCTCTTCAACCTTGTCCTCTTCGGGGGTTAAAAAACTTTCAAACGCGGAAGCGGTCTTATCCATATCCGTTTGTAAAGCAGTCGGTTTTCCGTTATTGCTCATAAAATACTCCTTATGTATTTAAAGGTATATTATACAAATAAAATGGGGTTTTTAACCAATTTTTCTAATTTTATTAATATTAGCTTTGGTTAGTTTGCCTTTTTCAGCAATAATTCTAAGATGTCTTTCGACTTCTGGTAGTAGCAAGATTGATCTATGTATATCTTCTCTTGCTTTTACATCATCAATATTTCTAAGATTTAACCAATGAGTGATGTATTCGTTTTTTAAATTTTCAATAGCTTCTTTAAAAACATCTGAGGTAAGT